GCGGCTTCGAGGGCGCTCTTGATGCCCCACACGCTCACTTCGTGAAAATCGAGGCGATCGGATTTGCGTGTTTCAAGGGTGTCGACAAAAAGGTGATCGAGGGCAATGCGGGTCAAGAGGGTGTCGATCTGGCTCATGGTGATGTCCTTGTGACGTCGTTGATGGTGATTGCATGAACGCGCTGTTCGGGAGGAAAGCCAAGCGGGAAAATGCATCTGTTTGAGGACATCTGCACCCAGCTTGAGGTAAATCATGGGTCTGTCGATTCGCGCTTACGCCCGGCATCGTGGCGTCTCTCACGTTGCCGTCAAGAAGGCCATCGATACCGGGCGGATTACCCCGAAACCCGATGGCACGATTGATCCCGACCGGGCTGATCGCGAATGGGAACAGAACACGGAAACCCCGAAGCGGAGTAACTCGCGTGATCGATCGATGGCGCAGGGCCAGGAAGACGTTGCGGTAACCGAACCCCCGCGCCTGCCCGCTGGCGGCACTACGCTGATCCAGGCCAGAACCGTCAATGAGGTGCTCAAGGCCAAGATCAGGACACTTGAGCTCGCGCAGAAGAAGGATGAGTCGGTTGAACGCGCCCCGGCCATCGCCCACGTCTACGCCATGGCGCGTGCCGAACGTGAAAGCTGGCTCAACTGGCCGAACCGGGTGGTCGCGCAGATGGCGGCTGCACTGAATGTGGACGAACACACATTGCACGTGACGCTGGATGCCGCCGTGCGTGCCCACCTGGATGAACTCGGCACATTGACACCACGGGTGAATTGACCTGATGACGGATTGGAATTACGACGGCGCAGCCGATATCGAACGCGCCTGGCGCGACGGACTGCGGCCCGATCCGCTCCTCACCGTTTCCGAATGGGCCGACCGCCACCGCGTGCTCGGCACCAAGGAAGCCGGCGAGCCGGGACGCTGGCGGACGAACCGGACGCCCTACTTGCGCGAAATCATGGACTGCCTGTCGCCAGCCTCGCCCGTCGAGCGAGTGGTATTCATGAAGGGCGCGCAGGTGGGCGGCACCGAACTTGGGCTGAATTGGATCGGCTACGTCATCCACCATGCGCCCGGGCCGATGATGGTGGTGTGGCCGACCAGCGATATGGCCATGAGGAACTCCACCCACCGCATTGATCCCCTGATTGAAGAATCGCAGGCACTGCGCGAGATCATTGCCCCGGCCCGCAGCCGTGATTCTGGCAATACCAAGCTGATGAAGGCATTTCGCGGCGGCGTGCTGGTCCTCACCGGGGCCAACAGCGCGGTGGGTCTGCGCTCGATGCCGGTGCGCTACCTGTTTCTCGACGAAATCGACGGTTATCCGCTCGACGTCGATGGCGAAGGCGATGCAATCAGCCTGGCCGAGGCCCGCACCCGGACATTCGCCCGACGCAAGCTGCTGCTGGTGTCTACGCCGACCATTGCCGGGGCGAGCATGATCGAACGCGAATACGAGGCTTCCGACCAGCGCCGTTATTTCGTGCCATGTCCGGACTGTGGACACCGCCAGTGGCTGCGCTTCGAACAACTGCGCTGGGAGCCCGGCAAGCCGGAGGCGGCCGCCTACATTTGCGAGGCTTGCGACAAGCCAGTGCCTGAGCATCACAAACCCTGGATGCTGGAGCACGGCACCTGGCAGGCTATGAGCAGCGGCCGCTCCCGAACAGCCGGGTTTCACCTCTCGTCCCTCTATAGCCCCTGGCGCAAATGGACAGAAGTGGCTGCGGCCTGGGAGCGTGCAACACGTTCGGAGGCAAAGTCAGCTGCCGTGATCAAGTCATTCAAGAACACAGAGCTTGGTGAAACCTGGGTCGAGGAAGGCGAAGCACCTGACTGGCAGCGCCTGCTGGAACGTCGTGAGGACTATCGGATCGGGACTATTCCAGTCGGTGGCCTGCTGCTGGCCGCCGGTGCCGATGTCCAGAAGGATCGTATCGAAGTCTCGGTGTGGGCCTTCGGGCGCGGCAAGGAATCCTGGTTGGTCGAGCATCGCGTGCTCATGGGGGACACTGCCCGCGACGAGGTATGGAAATCGCTGGCCAGCGTTCTGCGGGACACGTGGACGCATACCTCCGGGGCATCGGTACCGCTGGTGCGCTTCGCGCTGGATACCGGCTTTGCGACACAGGAAGCCTATGCCTTCGTGCGCGCAGTGCGTGATTCCCGCGTGATGGCGGTCAAGGGGGTGGCGCGTGGCGCGGCACTGGTCGGCACCCCGACGGCAGTGGATGCGACTACCGGCGGCAAGAAACTGCGCCGTGGCATCAAGGTGTTCTCGGTCGCGGGTGGCATTGCCAAACTGGAGTTCTACAACAACCTGCGCAAGTCAGCTGATGTGGCGGACGATGGTGTGAACACGGTCTATCCAGCCGGTTTCGTGCATCTGCCCAAAGTCGACGCCGAGTTCATCCAGCAACTCTGCGCCGAGCAACTGGTGACCCGGCGTGACCGTAACGGCTTCGCGATTCGCGAGTGGCAGAAGATGCGCGAGCGCAACGAAGCACTGGACTGCTACGTCTACGCTCGCGCGGCAGCCGCCGCATCCGGCCTTGATCGCTTCGAGGAACGCCATTGGCGAGAACTGGAAAAGCAACTCGGACTGGCCCCGCCGCCTGACCCGATTAACCACGAAGCCGAACCCGAGGCCACCCAGCGAGGTGGCCTCGCTGTTTCTGGCGTCCGCAGTCCGGGGCGTCGATTAATCCGCAGCCGCTGGCTGAGTTGAAACCACTACGAAAGGAACCCCCCATGAGTTTGCAAACCCAAATCCATAGTTTGGTCATCCGCGTCGCCGACGAGTTCAAGACGGTCTATTCAAAGATCGGCAACCTCTCGTCGCTTTCGACCACCGACAAATCCACGCTGGTTGCCGCAATCAATGAACTCAAGGCAGCCATCGCCACGGTCGCGGTTATCGACGACCTGACGCCGGGGAGTACCACGACCACGTTCTCGGCATCGAAGATCGTCACGCTGCTCGATGCACTGCGAACCCAAATTCTCGGTGGGGCGGATGCGGCTTACGACACCTTGCTGGAACTGCAGCAAGCGCTGCAGAATGATCAGACCGGCATCGCGGCCCTGACGGCGGCAATCGACAAGCGCGTGCGCTTCGATGCGGTACAGACGCTGACGGCACCAGAGCAATTACAGACGCGAACCAATATTGGTGCGGTGGCAAGTATCGACATCGGTGACACCACGACCGATTTCGTCGCCATCTTCGAAGCGCAACTGATCGCCTGATCATGAGTCTGGCATCGAAAATCAGTGCTTTGGCCATCCGGCTGGCCCGCGAGATCAAGACGCTGGTTCGTCCTGAGCATCCCGGGCTGGCCCGCGCCTGGGTCACTTTTGGCTACGTGGGTGGGGTCATCCAAATCGTCGCATCGCACAACGTATCGGGAGTCACCCGCAGTGCATCGGGCCGCTATCGCATTACTTTCGTCTCGCCCTTCGTCGATGCCCACTATTGCTGGGTCGCCCAGGCACGCAGTGCCAGCGACTCCGGCTCGGCTCGGATGGCGATTGTTCGGGCGACTTCGGACAAAAAGACCGCTGCCTACGTTGAAGTGAGTTGCGCCAGCACCAGCACATCTCATTCGGACACGACTGAGATGAATGTCGTGGTGTTCCGCTAATGGCCTTCACGGAAGAACAACTCAGCGTCCTTGAGAGCGCGCTGGCCAAGGGCGAAAAGCGCGTCACCTTCGGCGACAAAACGGTCGAGTACCGCTCTGTCGAAGAATTGCGCCAAGCCATTCTGGATGTGGAACGCGGCCTCTACGAGCAAGCGGCTGACACCGGTCTGTGGCCCCGCGCACCTCGGCAGATCCGGGTCACTACGTCGAAGGGCACGTGATGCGCTTGTTTAAAACCTTTCGTAGCATGGGCCGCAAACTCTTCGGCGGCTCGCCCACCTATGATGGAGTGGGCGGTGGTCGTCGGGCGCTGGCCTGGTCGGTCGGTAATCCCGGCGCCGTCGCGGCGCTGCTTTTCACCCAGCACGAACTGCGGGCCAAGAGCCGTGATCTGGTTCGTCGCAATGCCTGGGCCAATTCGGCGCTCGAGTCCTATGTGGCCAACGCCATCGGAACCGGCATCAAGCCGCAATCGATGGTGGAGGACGCGACGGTACGCGAAGCCGTCCAGGCACTGTGGCGCGATTGGACGGTCGACGCC